GCTTCACCTCGCTACCGAGGGCTGCCGTGACCTTGGATGCCAGATCACCCATACGGGCATACATCCAGCTACCAGGGCAGGATTTGTTGGCAAACCACCGATGGACGGTCAGAACCATCTCATCCTGCTTAGGGATGTAATTGAGTGTCTTATTCTTATCACCCAACCAGAGCAGCTTCGTCTTGCCGTTGCGCTTGCAGATGTCGGTGCAAAGTTCGATGAGTCGCTTGTACACCACATCTTTGAAAGCGTAAGGCTCGGTGTTGTCGCTGGCACACTCGATGGTAATGGCTCTCTGGTCGTTGGCTGCAGAAGAGGAGCACCAGGAGCGGTTTTTCTCTTCCACATACATCCCGACCCGACCGTCCACGCCGATGCCGTAGTTGCAGCTTGCCTGCTTAGATGTGGGAAGAAAAATATTGCCCAGTGTCTCCACGCTGCACTGACCCACCACGCAGTGCGGTGTGATGCGGTCAATGCTGTGGGTGCGCTGCCCGGAGTGGTTCGGGCTGAGTTTGGTGTAGGACACCAGCGGGCTGTTTGTGTAAGCCATATTATTCGTCCTCCTTTTCGGCACGGTCATGAAGCTGCTCCAGCACGGATTTCAGCTTCTGCGGAATGGGCAGTCCCAGATATGCGGCGTTCTCCAACAGAGATACTCCCTCATTGGAAAGGTAAAAGAAAATGACGGCGGTACGCATCACCGAGCCGCTGCCGATGACGCGGGTGTCAAGAATATGCCCGATGCCAACCAGAGCGAAGATGAGCACCTTTTTGAAAATGCCCTTGAAACCGACTTCGCTGGACAGCTTCTTATCCACCACAGCGCACATAATGCCGGTGATGTAGTCGATGACTACGAAAGCCAGAAGCGCGTAAAGCAAGCCGTCACATCCTCCCAAGAACCATCCGAGCCAGCCGCCGATACCGGCGAATACCACCTGAATGGTCGTCCAGAATTCTTTCATGTTGTTTGTCCTCCTTTGAGATTAAAAATGGGTATGAAAAAAGTGACGCCGGAGCGTCACACTTTTCCGATAGCATAGATTGATACTTTGTAGGTTGCCGATGGTACCGTATTTGGTCTTACGGCAAATATCTTTCCGGGGTTGGTCGTTGTAGACCAGCTACTCGAACTGCCTCGCTCCACAAACATGGCGTAATTGCTGTTCTCCGTGGAGATATGGACATGAGGAATTTCCGCGAAGGTAAATGGAAAATTAGGGAGCGCAATTGCGCCGCTCTCATAGAGCACGCCCCATGCCGTCGAAATGGCGGTCGTAAAGGAATACTGACCCCAACATTCCGCTGTACCGCTTTTCCATTTACGGTAATTCCAGATGCCGCTTGTCCCTTGCTGAATGACAAAATCCGCAAGGGGTGAGCCATCCACCCGCATATCCCCGGCAACATCCAGCATGGCTTGTGGCTCCGGCGTGTTGATGCCGACCTTCTTTTTCCGAAGCGCAATGAGGGGCGTACCCTGCGGAACAGTAAAATACAGATCCAGACTGCTCAAAGAATAGAGCTTGTCTTGGATCTGTAGATGAAGGTCGTAGGAACTGTTGGCATCCAGACTACACAATTCCAAATTGGAGTAGCTGAAAGAGGTTCCGCTTTTTGTCGTGCCGGAATAGATGCTGGTGTAGCTGCCGTAACTGCTCTCACTGGTTTTCTTGTACCGATACCGCACATAAACCACGTTGTTTTTCTGCGTCCCGTCTACGGTTACAGCAGAAATAGAGCCGCTGAATTTGAGCTGCATTTCCGCTTCAATGTCGTTGGTTCGTCGGAGCGTCACCGAGGACACCTTCGGCTTTGCGTATGGGATGACCGTCACCGTCTGTGAAGTTTCGGCGGTGTAGCCGCGGGAGTCCGTGACCGTGAGCGTGACCGTTACGCTGCCGGACTTGGCGATCTTTCCAACAGATAAGGCAGAGCCGGTAGTGTTAGAGGATGACAGCCCGTTGCAGGAAGCCGTGTAGTTGGAAATACTGGCACCGTTTTTTTCAGTTGCCGTTCCAGGCGTGACCTTGAGGGTCGAGTAGTTCTGAACGAATAGCTGGTCGTTGCCTGTGAGGTTTTTCGTGGTCGTGTAGCTGTCGGCATAAGTGAATCCGCTTATGGTTGGAGCAGAATTGGTTGCCGTGGTCAGTACAGTGGCGGTCTTGCTTGAGGTGCTGCCGATCTGCGTAGACCCGCTGTAAGACGAAACCGCAAAGGTACCTGTGAACGACTTGATGGATGCCATAGCGTTCAAAAGCGTTGTTCTCTGCGCCGATGTCAGCGTGACCGTGCGGTTCGCCGTGCCCTTCGACCAGGAAAGCCCGGAAATAGTCAGGATGGTCGTGCTGCCGTTTTTGAGCACCAGCGTATTGGTGTAGGAGGCTTCGTACACGGTCACATTGATGGTAATGGAAACCGTGGCATTGTCCGCCGTCACCGTGTTGACACTATTCACCACAGCACCGCCCAGCGTCTTGACCGTGGAAGTGCCGGAAGTTCCGTAGACCTGGTTGTACTGCCGCCTTGCTCTGACCCTCACCGTATAGCTCGTGTTCGGCGAAAGTGAGGACAATGTTACGCTGGCGCTGGTGGATGCCGTTGTTGAGAACTGCGTCCAGCTCGAACCGCCGTTTGTGCTGTACTGCCAGACGTCCGCCGTGGCCGAGGATGTAGCGGAGATTTTGAACCCGTTTGCCGTGACATTCGATGTACTGAATGTAACTGTGGGAGCAGAGCGGTCAATGGTAGTCAGCGTCATGCTGCCGCCGTATTCCTGTGAACCGTAGATATAAACACGGGTCGAGAATCCGACCGCAATCGTTTTGCTGCCGTTGCTGTTGTGAGCCACAGTAATCGTGCCGCTGACAGACCCTTTCTTTGCCGGGAAAACACGGTCATCCCAATAGGTACGGCCCTTTGAGTATACGGTCGTACCATTGATCGTTACAGTGGTCGTGTCAATGGTGTAGTAAGTGGATGCGCCACCGGTAGAGGTCAGCGTCCAGGAAAGTGTCGAGCTGTTACCGACCACATTCACGCTTTCTGAAATGTCCAGTTGAAGATAGCGCCCATCGTATGCCGCGCTTTTCCAAGTTGCCATAGCTTTCCCTCCTTAATCCAGAATGACGATGTTCAGCCCTTCAGACGCCGTCGGCATCGGGACAAACTTCGTTTTGCCCACGGTCAGCTCGCCGTCCACCGTGGTTTTCTTAGTCTGCGTTTCGTCCTTGTTCAGGGTGAAGATCACCTCGTCGTTGTAGTAACCGGCGAACTCCGTGTTTGTGATGACCGTCCGCTGAGACGATGCGCTGTTGGATACCTCGATGCCCCGCTTGTCGATCTTGACCTCCTGCGTGTAGATTTCGTTGGGTGCGGGTGTCCACTTTCGGGGGATCGCCCCTTCGGAGATCATGATGTCGGCGAGGTAGATGGACGCATCCCGACAGTAGCAGTAGATTCGCAGCGTAGGGTCGGTCACATCCGTGAGCGTTACGGAGTAATCCGTCCAGTCAAACGTCGTGGACTTATTGAACAGGTACTTGGTTTTATTCCCGTTGTAGGTCACATAGAAATACCCGGACATGGTCGAGGTTTTCTTCGCCCGGACAGAGATCGTATAGGTGCCGGGAACCACCCCTCGGATGTACTGCGACAACGAGGAGTATGCGCCCAGCACAAAGCAGGAGTCGGAAATGGTGTTGTTTTGCGTATCTGTGGAGGCATCCGTTTTCACCGTACCGGAGTAGCTCCAATCATCCGTGATGCCGTTCAGCCCGGAGGAATTCTGCACATAGTTGATGCCGCCGATGTACTGCTCCTGCATGGTGACGGACAGTCCATTCACCGTGTGTTCCAATTCCGAAACACGGCTTTCGGAGTTCAGCACCCGTTCCTCCAGGACGCCCTGGTCGTTGGACACTGTTTCCACCGTTTCGGTAAGGGTCGCCACATAGCTGTTCAGCCCGTCGATGGTCTGCTGGAACTGTGCGTCCTTCTCGGTCAGAATGGAAATGGTGGTGCGGATCGTTTCAATGTCGTTCTGCACCACCCATTCATTTCCGTCCCATATCTTCGTTTCCGGCGGGGTCACGGAAGTATCCACCCAGAGCTGCCCCTCATAGGGGTTCTCCGGCGGCGTGTCCGAGGTGACCACATCGCAGAGACTGATAATCGTGAACTGTGCTGATGCGATCATCTCACCACCTCCTCAAAGTGCCACAACGACCATAAAGGTTGCCTTGGTATCCACATCGGCGCTGGACACCGACAGGGTCTTACCGGTCTTGCTGCCGTTGGTTCCCCAAGAGGTATCGACTACACCATCCTTGTTGTACTTCGTCCAGGTGTAACTGCCGTTTCCGGCTGCGTCCACCTCGGAGCCTGCCTGATAGCAGACGGCGGTCAGCACAGTCGTGCCCTGGCCGTTCTTGAACACATCGCCGCCCGTGGAGGTGACGATGATCTGCAACGGGTCGGAGTTGTCGATGAAGGTCGCCACATCGAAAAACTTCGTGTTATAAGAAGCGGATGCGGAATCCGTGTCCTGGGCACAGCACTTGAACACAGCGTAGCTGTCCACCGCTGCGGCGTAGACCGTGAGGGTATTGGTGGCCGTGCCGGTGTATTTGTCGGCGGTATCCGAGAGCTTGCGCCAGCCGATACCGAAGTCCGCATCATAGCCGGTGGAAGAAGTAGCGGTGACGGAAGCGTCCATGACCGCCCACTTGTAGCTGACCTTGGTGGTGTCTACCGTAGAGCCGCGCCACAGCTCGGCCTTGGCGGTCAGACTGGCGACCTCCTCGTTCTTGAACACATTTCCGTTGGGCGTGGTGACCAGCAGGTCAACGATGCCGGAACCGTTGACCACACGGGAGAAGGAAATGGTCAGCGGATGGGTCAGCGACAGGCCGGTGCTTTCGTCCTTGTAGGTGATGACACAGCGGTAGTCGATGCCGGGCAGCTCCGCCATGACATTGGCCTTGACCGTGAGGATGTGGCTCTTGGCACCACTCAGTCCGTAGTTCGTACCTGCGGTAATGGCGGTGTTGCTGTCGCCCACATACCACTTGACCGAGGTGACATTGGCGGTGGCGATCTGGTCGGCGGTGGTGCCGATGACATACAGACTGGGTGTCAGAACGAGGTTCTTCGTTTTCCAGTCCGGAGTATAACTGCCGTTGTCGGGGTTATACATCTGAGTCTTGGCGAGGTTCGAGCCGATGTACCCCGTCAGCGTCAGTGCGTCATTGTAGTCGATGATGGTAAACTGACCTTGTGCTTTGCTCATGTGAGAAGCCTCCTTTGAAGTTGTTGTATCTGAACCGGACACTGTGCCGGCTTCTGTTGTGGGTTCTGCGGTTGCCATAGTAAATTCCTCCGTTATAACAGGCTTTGCCTGGTCGTGGTGTCGATGAGGTCGCAATAAAAAGTGGCGCGGACTTTGACATCCGCACCGGTGATGACCACGGATTTTGCGCCGCCGAAATGCTGTTCATTCCAGACCTTGTCCGCTTCTGTGTCCTCCGACACCCTTGTCCAGATAAACTGGTTGGCATCCAGCGTGTCGGTGATGTCCTCGTCCCAGGAGTACACCTTAGCGGAAAGCAGCGTTTTCACATTACCGTTCTTGAAGATGTTCCCGTTGGATGAGATGATGACCAGTCGGAGCATTTTCTGCTCCTCAATGGTGGTAATGCGGTCGCTGACCTCGGTGACCTCTTTGCTGGTGGCATACGCACGGAGTACCACTTCGCCGCTCTCCAAATCCCACCATGACGAGCCGTCCTGCGACTGGATAACTCCTGCCTTGATAATGTTCGCCACCAAAGAGCCGGAAGTGATGAAGTCCGCAACGATCTGCCCGTCTGCCGTGATGGCGGTTTCATAGGGACCGTTGTAGCCGTTATGGGAAAATCCCAAGCCGCCCACATTCCACCGCCAGACATTCACGGCTTCGTCAATGGAGGGAGCGTCCAGAATGAGCAGTTCATAGGGCTGTCCGTTTTCCTCGCTGGTGTGAATGACCACATAGCCGCCGCTCTGGCCGGTGATAAGCCCGGTGGCTTTGCCGATGGCGGTTTGGAGCAACTTCGGAAAGCGTCCCACCGTGGACTCCACCTTATCAACCGTTGATTGCACCTCGGAAATGGTGGTGATCATGCTGGACTTGCTCTGACCGAGGGAAATGCTCTTGTACCGCTCGGCGAGGGTATTGTACACAGTTTCAATGACCATAGCCGATACGCTGACACCCAGAAGCGAGTGCCGGATGGTGACGGTATCACAGAGATTGACCCGCTCCAAGAGTGCAGAATACTCCGGCTGCTTCCAGAGCGGCTCGAAGGACACCTTCACCGTGGGGATGGTCGCCCCCAGCGGATTGGCTTTGATGTAGCTGTTGGCTTTGGCTCTGAGGGCTTCCTCGGTCACAACTCCGTCAAACTGGTCGGAGAAATCCATGATGAGCGTTTTCGCCCGGACGATCTCCGAGGTCACAATGGGGAGCGTTACCTCTGGCAGCGTGACCACCGTTTCGGTGTCCGAGCCTTCCGGGGTGTACACGGCATATGGGAGCAGTGCGGTATACACACCGCTGTTGTCCTCGTCCTGCTCCATGGCGGTGAGGTTCTTGCCGTATTCAATGACCACTCCGGTCTTCTGCCCACGGTGCGAATGGAACTTCACCGTGAAGTTGTCCCATTCAAACTCACCATACCATTTGGAGAGCATGGAGCCTTCCGTACCGCCGAGGCAGGCGCGGACGCTTTTCGGCTGCGTGACGGAAAACGCCTTTGCATCCGAGTAGTCCGTCCAGCCCATGAAGCGTGTATCTCCGGCAAGGAGCTGCGAGAGAATGAGCTGAGGAGAGCGGCTCTCGGTCGAAAACGGCAGCACCGGCACATTGGTGAGGTCATAGGAGATGTGCTGACCGTAGATGGTGACGATACCGTTGAGCGGCTTCGTGATACGGTAAATGCGGAATGCTTGGTCAGCGGCGGTGTCATTGGGCTTTGCCTTGATGATGCACTCCTTTGTGATTAGCCCGTAGTGCTGACCGCTCACCGGGTATTTGAGCAGACACTCAAACACACCGTTCCGCTCCTCGGTCACTTCACAGGAAATGGTGTCCGTCAGCACTCCAAGACCGAATGAACTGAAATCTGTAGCGTTTGCGGGGTAAAGTACAGGGATCATAGGCAGCACCACCTTGGAATGACCTCAATCCTTGACACATCGCCATTGCAGTTAATGGTGCAAACACCCGGCTTGAGGGCTGGAAATTCCGCTCCTTTGACTGTGTCGTTTTTGAGGGCAGTGCCTTTGAAGCAATTCATCAGCTCACTGTCTATCTCGATGTACTCGTCCAAGTCGGAAATCATCATGCCCCGTCCTTGGGGTTGTATCAGCAGCGCCACCGTACCGCTGCCATAGAGCTTGATGTACGGTCGGCTCTCAAACGCCGTCGGATTGGTAATCGTCAGTTCGGAGGCGTCAGCCGACACCGTTTCCTGTCCCGCAAAACTGTATTTATAAGGTTTGCAGTTGAAGGTCACGGTGAAACTGCCGACCTTGTTCAGCTGCTCCTCAATGTCCAGATGGCCAGAGATGACGCCGTAGCGGAAATACTCCGCATCGTAGGAGTCGGTGATTTCGTGGTATCTGTCCGGCTCGGAATAAAGCCAGCCCTTAATGTCCCGCAGGACAGCGGCAAGTGCGGCTATATTCTTCCGTGCGAGGAACACCGTGTAGGTCACTTTGATGTTGGCAAAGCGGCGGTTCGGATTGATGATGTCACCGCTCCTGCCGGGAATGGAAATGAACTCCGCATCGTACTCCGGTGCGGAGAACACATCCTTTGTCTCAATATGCAGGCCGAAATCAGCGGAACTGCGGCCGTTGTAGGTGAAATAGGTCATGCGAATACCACTCCTTTCCGCTGGGCGAACTGGTTCGCCGTTTCCATGACTTCATTGGTGAGCTGACGGATGTCCTCGCTACTGTAATTGTTGAAGGTGGCGATGTTCAGGGCAATGGTGAAAGCAGACGCCGCCTTGCCGACCACGCCGTCAACAGCGGATCGGATCGAGCCGTTCACGTCAAAGTCGGTGGGCAGAGCCGTCTGCATATCGTGGGCGAGGTCGCCCATGACGCCGTTGATGTCCTCTGCCATCCCTTCTGCGGCTTTGACCGCTTCATCGCCGTTATCTTCAATGGACCCGGACAAGCCTTTGACCAGCATTTCACCGACCCATGCCATTTCCTTTGAGGGCGAATGGATACCGAAGAAATCGCAGATACCGTCCCAGATGGAGGAGATCCACCCGGACACCTTATCCCACAGCCAAGAGGCAAGCTGGGTAATACCGCTCCACAGTCCCTTGACGATGTTGCCGCCGATTTCTACGATTTTATACATCAGAGAGCCGAAGGCTTTCACGATGCCCGCAATAATCTGCGGCACGGCCTTGACGATCTCCACGATAATGGTGGGCAGGTTTTCAATCAGCGCAACGAACAACTGCACACCTGCCATGATGATCTTGTCGATGTTCCCGATGAGGGCATTGACAATGCCGGAGATGATTTGCGGAATCGCCTGCACGATGGTCGTGATGATTTGCGGCAGGGCTTGAATGAGAGAAATCAGCAGGTCGATGCCCGCTTGAATAATGAGCGGTATCGCATTCAGTACAGCATTGATAATGCCGTCAATGATTTTCGGGATAGCTTCCACGATTGCCATAATGATATCCGGCAATGCGGCAACAAGCGAGGTCAGAAGCTGAATGCCTGTCTCGATAATCTGCGGAATCGAATCCAGTAAGAAAGTAATGATGCCGTTGATGATCTCCGGCAGGGCGGCGATCAGCACGGGCAGTGCGTCCAATAGTCCCTGGGCAAGACCTGTTATAAGCTGTAAGGCTGCGTCAAGGAGCATCGGCAGGCTGTCCACCAGACCTTGTACGATGGTAACGATAGCCTGCACCGCTGCCGGGATGAGCGTGGGCAGTGCATCCGCAATGCCGGTCACCAGCGTGGACACCAGCTGTACTGCTGCCTCGATAAGCAGGGGCAGATTCTCAATCAGCGTGTTCACGATGGTCATGAGCGCGGACACCGCCGCCGGGATAAGCTGCGGAAGCAGGGACAGAAGCGTTTCCAGCACCTGCGAGAACAGTTCGGTGACTGCCTCCAGCAGTGTGGGCAGCAGTTCACCCACAGCCGTCAGCAGAGCGTCCAGCACCGTGGGCAGAGCTGCCACGATGTTTTCAATGACCGGGGTGATGTTTGCCACCACGGTCTTGAAGGCGTCAACCATGTTGTTGCACAGCAACTCCATGTCAGCGTCCGCATCGCCGAAGCCCACGATGAGGTTCGACACGGCGGATTTCAGCGCATTGACAGAGTCGGAAATAGTGGCTTCCGCTTCTTTTGCGGTCGTTCCTGCAATGTCCATGCTCTCCTGCATGACATGGATGGCTTCCACCACATCCGCATAAGAGGAGATGTCGTACTTGACACCGGATATTTTCTCCGCATCGGCAAGCAGTCGCTCCATTTCCTGCTTCGTGCCGCCGTAGCCCAGCTTGAGGTTGTCGAGCATCGTATAGTTCTGCTTGGCAAAGCCCTGGTAGGCATTCTGAATGGAGGACATATCCGTACCCATCTTGTTGGCGTTATCGGACATATCCGTAATTGCCATATCCGCATACTTTGCGGCTTTTTCGGTATCGCCGCCGAGAGACTGGATCAGGCTTGCGGAGAAGCCCGTGACCGTCTCCATGTACTCGTTGGCAGAAAGCCCTGCCGTTTTGTATGCGTTGGCGGCGTACCGCTGGATCTCCTGCGAGGAGTCCTTGAACAGGGTGTCAACACCGCCGACCAGCTGCTCATAGTCCGCATAGGCAGCGATGACCTCTTTTCCGAGCTTCACGGCGGCGGCACCTGCGGCAACAGCCACGGCACCGAGTGCCACACCTACGGTTTTGAGAACCTTGCCGAAGCCTTCAAACTTACTGCCGGATTCCTCCGCAGCCTTGCCGCCATCCTTGATGGCCTTCTCATTTTCATCCAGCTCCCGATTCATGTCGTTGAGGGCGGCTTCGGCATTGTTGAGCTGGATCTGCCAGTTCTGGGTGCGGCGGTCGTTCTCTCCGAAAGAGGTGGCGGCATTCTGCAGAGCCTTGCGAAGGGTATCGATTTTTGTCGTCTGCTCGTCGATCTCTTTTCGCAGCACCTTATTCCGTGCGGCAAGCGCCTCCACGGATTTATCGTTTTTATCGAACTGAGAGGTGGCGAGCTTCATTTCGGAGCCGAGCACCTTGAAGGACTGGTTGATGTCCGCCAGTGCTTTCTTAAATTCTTTTTCGCCCTCAAGACCGATCTTCAGTCCGAAACTGTCTGCCATGTACCGTCACCTCCTTAAATGCCGTCCGGGATAATATCGTCAATGTAGTGTTCGTGAGCAGGAACAGCCTGCCCGTTATACTGTTTGTGGCACTCCCATAAGTCCAAAAGCAGACCAAACGGCATCAGCCACACCTCATCCTGGCTGAGATGCAGGTGGGCAAGGCCGTAATAAAGAAGCCGGGTAAACAGCTCCGCATCGGAGACCGTTACCCGACTTGCGCGTTTTTTGCGTCTTTCTCGCTTTCCACATTCCGCTTGGTACCCTTGTAGAGCGCCTCCGTAATGGCGGTTTTGTATCCGGCGAGGTCGAGGGGCGTGGTCAGAAGCTCCACCACATCCTCCGTGAGCAGCTCATTGGGATGCTCTTTATCCTTGAGGTTGTGAATGAGGATGCTCTGATTTGCCAGAAGCGTGATGAGCCACACGATCTCTCCGATGGCCATTTCAAAGTTCTCGGCCTTCATCAGCTTCTCGCCGAGGTTTTCCAGCCCGCCATAGCGACCGGCGATCTCCTTGGTGGCTTTGGTTGTGAGGAGCAGTGTGTACTCCTCGTCACCGATGGTGATGACTGCAGTTCTCTCGTTATCCATTGTGTGTTACCTCCATTAACCCTGTTTTTCGGGTGTCGTGGTATAGGTCGGCTCATAGACTTCCTTATACCAGTTCGTGATAGTCGCAGCGGTCACATCGCCCTCCAGTGCCTCCGCTTTCCACGGGTGCTTGCCGCCTGCGTCTGCTTTGTTGCGGCGAAGAATGGTACCCTCGATGGTCGGCGTAGAGAAAGTAATGCTGTCGCCCTTGGTGGCAAGGTTCGTCGCCGGAATACCGAATTTCACACGGTACAGCCAGTAATACTTGTACTTGCCGTTGGACTTCTTGGCACGAAAGCCCACCGCCACAGGGTCGCCGCCGTCCTCGGAAGCGGAAATGAGCACCTTGTTTTTGTCGATGGTTGCACCCGTGAGGTCGGATGCCGCCGCAGAGCCGATATCGTCAATGCCGAGGGAGAGCGTGCCGGACTTGAATTCCTTCACGATCTCCGAAGCGCCGTCATCGGCATAGAGCGTTGCTTCTGCCAGTTCCACCGAAAGGTCGGCGGAGATGGCTTTGGCAAGCTGGGACGGCGTACCGTAGGTTTCCTCACCGGCGTCGTTCTCGGTGATTTTTGCGTAATACAGTCTGTCAAGACCGATGGTCGCCATAACTTATTCCTCCAGTTCGTAGATTTGCGCCACGTCAATGGCGTAGTGATGGTAGCCGGTTTCGGTTTCATATCCGATGTACCGGCGGTCGGTAATATAAAAGTTCGCGCCCAGTAAGGCACGGACAAGTGCATTTTTCAGTTTGGTGTAACTGCCCTTTGTGAAGAGGGACAGCCGTGCCTCCTGCGTTTCGCAGCCGGGGGTGTTGTCGGCGTGAAGATCAAAGCTGTCCGACAGCGGCGTAATCACCAGATAGGTGTCCGGTGCTTTGCCGGAGAACACACCCGTTTCCACTGGAACACCGCAATGCTCGGCGATGGTTTGTAAATCGGATAGCAGGCTCACAGCTTTTCCACCTCCTCATCCAGTGCCTTGGTCATGGCATCGATACATTCCTGCCGGGACGCTGTTTTCGCAGGCTTCAGAAACGGCTTTGCGGGCTGCCCGTGCTTGCCGTATTCGAGAATGTTGGCAAGTTTGGCATTGCTGCTGCCGTCCGAGCGAGGCTCAGCGAAACCGACCTTGATGTCGTGGTTGCCGTCCCGGTTCAGCTTGGAGGGAGAAAGGCCGAGTGCGCCTTCCAGTTCGCCCGTGGTGCGGGATTTGAACTTTGTCCCTCTGCCGATAACGGAGGAGAGATTGCTCTTGACCTTTTTCAACACCACCTCGCCACCGGCCTGCAGGACGGTATCCGCCACGCTGTCAAAGTTGCTGCCGAGCTTGGAAATTTTCAGAAGGAACTCCTCCGGCATTTTCATTTCAGCTTTTGCCAACGGTCGGCACCTCCTTTTTTGCCAGTACTTCAATGTACATCCCACGCCCCTTTACATCCTCCACGGACACAATGTCGTAGCGACAGTCATCGCAGATGAGAAACTGGTCGGTAGTGACCGTCAGCCCCGGAATGCACCGAAAGCGGAACAGGTCGGTCGCTTCACTGAATGCAGCGAGGTTTGCCCACCGCTGACTGCCGTGCCGACCTTCCCGGTACACACGGACGGAAGCGAGGACTTTATCCCCGGAATGGGTAAAGCCCTCGCTGTCCTTGACTTGACGGGTTTCCACGATGTCGGCGAAGCCGTTCATCTTTCCGAAACTCATACCTGCCACCGCCTATCCAAGCGGAGCAGCAGATTGACCGTGTTCCACACCTGCTGCGCCGCTCCGGTGTTATCCGCAAAGAAGCCGCCCGTGCTGCCGTCCCGGCTTTCATAGAAGTGGGACGACAGCATGATGACGGCTTGCTCCGTGGTGGGCGGCATGGGGTTCTCTTTGTAGTAGCCCTCCGGGATGTGCTGGTAGCTTTCGGCGTAAGAAACAGCGGCGGTAATGTAGCCTTTCAGCAGCTCATCATCCGCCGTATGTTCCAGGATAAGGTTGGCTTTCACTTTGGAGAGAAGCTCGTCCATCACCGCCGCCTCCTTTCATCAAGACGCCTTCATCTTCAGAAGCTGGATACCCTCCGGCAGGATGATCTTGCCGTCCACACGCTCGGTGGCAACAAAGCCGACCTGACCGTTGGTGGAATACAGCTCGTTCAGACGCTGAACGGTTCTACCGGTGCGGTCTGCGATCCAGTAGCTCTGGAAATCACCGAAGGCAATGGAGAGCGCACCTGCCGCCAGCGTGGGAGCATACGGGCTGGTGTAAATCTCGTAACCGAGCAGTCTGTCCGGCTGACCCGCCTGCAGGGAGGGCTGCCACAGATACTGACCGTTGGAATCCTTCAGCTTGCGCAGTACGGAAACGGTAGCATCGTTCATCAGGAACTTGGCGTTCTTGCGGTACGGTGCTTTCAGTGCATAGATGAGGGAAATCACCTCGTCGGTGGTGACGGCGGTCGCACTGGCTGCGGTAACGCCGACCGTGCCACCGTTGGTGGTGAACAGGCCAGTGGGCTGACCCGTACCGGTGCCGACGCAGAATGCCTGTTCCTCGGCAGCACCGAAGGCATAGGCAAACTCACGGGCGATGTACTCTTCCAGATCGAAGGCACTGTCGTCCAGAAGCTCAATGCTTACCTTCACAAGGTCGGTCAGCTTGTAGGCATCAATGGTCTTCTGTGCGAAGGTGGGATTGCTCTCGGTGTAGGCAGCATTTTCAGCAGTCCACGCAGCGGTGGAATGGGTCGCTGCAACGGGGATCTTACGCTCGTTATCGGTAGTGATGACCTTGCACAGACGGCGCATCACATTTTCCTCCTTGAGCGTGTCCACGATGAACTTCTCAAACTCCGTGGGGACGAGATAGCCGCCGTTGGCGTCCACGCCCTCGGAGAGCACATTGTGGAGCATACGTTTACCGCGCAGATGCAGGCCGAAATCCTCGCGGTAGGCGTTAGACGCTCTGCCGGTCTTGGCTTCGCCGGTCGCTTTCTGGGGCTGCTCGGTGATAGGAGAGGATACGGGTTTGGCAAGCTCTGCGGCAATAGCGTCGCGGCGCTCCATGCGTCTGACCTCATTGGTGAGATCGTTCAGTTCCTTCTCCATATTGGCGTAAACGGCATCGTCCTCGGCAGACAGAATGCCTTTTCGGTCGCGGTGGGTGTCGAGGAAGCCCTCCATCGTAGCCCACAGCTTGGCGCGCTTTTCGCGCAGTTCAACGATAGTCATATTGAAATACCTCCATATTAAATGTAGTTTTTGATGGTGTTCAGCTTGGCTCTGAGTTCGTCCACAGAGCGTCCCGTGTGTTCTGGCACGGTAGGTTTGGGGTCAATGGCGCATTTTGCGGCGATCTTCTCCATGAGAGAGTTCACCACATTCGCCTTGGAATACAGCATGGAAACGGTGGGCGCGGGTACGCCATCGGATTCTGTGCTTCTCTGCATGATTTCGTCCGCAAAGCCGAGTTCTACAGCCTTGTTTGCGTCCATCCAAGTTTCGGCATCCATGAGGTGCGAGAGCTTGGCACGTGAAAGCCCCGTCTTGATCTCATAGGCGTTGATGATGGAATCCTTAACGCTTGAGAGCATTTCGATGGCTTTCTGCATTTCCTCCGAATTGCCGAATGCCGCCGTCATGGGGTTGTGGATCATGAGCATGGACACCGGAGACACCAGCACTTTCGTGCCTGCCATAGCGATGACGGACGCTGCGGATGCCGCAATGCCGTCGATCTTGACCGTCACATCACCCTTGTAGTCCATGAGCATATTGTAGATTTGAGCCGCCGCCACGCAGTCACCGCCGGGGCTGTTGATCCAGACAGTGATGTCACCGGAGCCCGCCATCAATTCGTCCTTGAAAAGCTGCGGCGTGACGTCATCGTCAAACCAACTTTCCTCGGCGATGGTCCCGTTCAGGAACAGGGTTCTTTCCTGTGTCTGTTCCTGCGTCTCCGAATTCGTCACCGTTCGGCTCTTCCAATTCCAAAATTTCTTCATCGGTTTTTTCCTCCTTTCCGTCATCGGTAGGTGTATCTGCAAAAGCTCCGGCATTTTTCAGCGGGAGCATATTGCCGTTAATGAGGTACAAATCGCCGCCATCCTCTGCCGGGATACGGTCGAGGTTTTCCAACTCTCGGATGTCGTTGGCGGACATCCAGCCGTTCTGCCGCCCGATGGCGTACCCGTTCATGCGGCTCTGATAGTCGCCGCGAAGCAGACCTTCCACATTGAATTTTGCAAAGTACTTCTTCTTTTCCTCGGAGTTCAGCAGGGAGCGTTGAATGGACTGCTCCCAACGGATGACCCAGGGGTCAAGGGTGTATTTCACGAACTCCAGGGACTGCTGCTCAATATTAGAAAAGCTCGACTTTTCCAGGTCGCCCACCATGTGGGGCGGGACTCGGAAAATTCGAGCGATCTCATTGATTTGGAATTTGCGTGTTTCGAGGAACTGCGCCTGCTCCGGCGAGATACCGATGGGTGTGTATTTCATGCCTTCCTCCAGCACAGCGATTTTGTTCGCATTGCCGCTGCCGCCGAAGGTAGACTGCCAGCTCTCCCGCACACGCTGCGGGTCTTTGATCGTGCCGGGGTGTTCCAGCACACCGCCCGGTGCAGCACCGTTGGCGAAGAATTTCGCGCCATACTCCTCACAGGCGATAGCCATGCCGATGGCGTTCTTCGCCATTGCAATGGGACTGTAACCGACCAGCCCGTCAAAGCCGAGTCCGGGGATATGCAGCACATCCGAGGGCTGAAGCGTTACGGCGAACTCCTTGTTCTTGATAGCCTCGTCTGTGCCACGGTAATAGGTGTAGTACAGGCGACCATCCTCGTCTCTGTCCACCGACATCTTGTTCGGCATCAAAGGGTACAGGGCAACGATCTCGTTCTTTCCGTTTCGGATGATCTGCGCATAGGCATTACCCCAGAGGAGCAGATGTGTCATGAGTGTTTCCCGGAACACGAAAGAACTCATCTCCGGGTTCGGCTCATCGTGGAGCAAGCGGTAGAGCGGATGGTCGAGCGCCATTGCCTTGCCGCCGCTGTCCGTGTATTTATATAGGTGCAGCGGGAGTCCTGCCACTGCCTCCGACAGGATGCGGACGCAGGAATACACTGCGGTCATCTGCATGGCCGAGCGTTCCGTTACCGCCTTGCCGGATGTCGTGCCGCCGAAGAAGAAAGCATAATTGCTGCCTGCTGTTCTGTCTTGAGGCTTGTCCCTTGATTTGAAAAGTCCACTGAAAATTCCCATTTGTATCCTCCTGCACTACATATTCATATAAACAAAAGCCCGCGCGAGTCATATACTGACTCATCGGAGCCTTGGTGGCGAATTGCACGGTCGAGCGCCATGATCGTTGCTACTGCACCGTCAATGCGCTCTGTGCTCTTTTCCTTATCCGGTTTGATATTGCCTGCGGGATCTGTCCGCACATAGATGTTATCCATCATCCATCGCAGCGGGGCGTTGCCGCCGTGGGCGATCCTACCTTCGAGTACCAGTTTCATGAGTTCTTTCGTCGGCGGACTCATATCTTTGAATCCCTGACCGAATGGAACAATCGTGAAACCTGCGTCCGCAAGGTCTTGGCTCATCTGCACTGCGCCCCATCGGTCGTATGCGATTTCCTTGATGTTATACTTGGTGCCAAGATCTGCAATGAATTGCTCGATGAATCCATAATGAATAACGTTTCCTTCGGTTGCCATGGCCGAGCCTTGCGCCTTCCACACATCATACGGTACATGGTCGCGCCGCACTCGGAGGTCAATCGTGTCCTCAGGCACCCAAAAGTACGGGAGAACATAATACGGCTCGTTCTCTTCGCGCGGCGGAAACACAAGAACAAATGCCGTTATGTCCGTACTACTTGAAAGGTCAAGCCCGCCGTAGCACTCTCGGCCAATGAGTGTTTCCGGATTTACGAGGGTATCACATTTATCCCACGCATCCATAGGCATCCAGCGCACCGACTGCTTTACCCATTGATTGAGGCGCAGCTGCCTGAAAAGGTTCTCTTCCGCTGGATTGTCCTTCGCGCTCTGGTAGGCAGCGCGGAGCTTCTCCACATCTACGGTCACATCCAGAGAGGGATTCGCCTTGTACCAATTGCGTTCATCCGACCAATCCGCATCATCGTCGATGCCATAAATCACAGGGTAGAAAGTCGGATCGTTTTTGCGTCCGGCGAGAATGTCCTCTGCCTTCTGATGCACCTCCCAGCAGATACTGTTCCTATCGGTGCCTGCAGTTGTGATCAGGAAGAACAGCGGCTGTTTTCGCGCGTCGCCGGAGCCGTGGGTCATAACGTCATACAGCAGCCGGTTTGGCTGGGCGTGGAGCTCATCGAAAACGACACCATGGACGTTCAGCCCGTGCTTCGTATAGGATTCTGCCGACAGCACCTGATAAAAGCTGTTGAGGGGTGTGTAAACCAGTCGCTTCTGGGAAAGCACTGGCTTGATGCGTTTCTTCAGCGCAGGGCATTGCTCCACCATCTGGCAGGCGACGTCAAAGACGATAGACGCCTGCTGCCGGTCTGCTGCGCAGCCGTAGACCTCCGCGCCCCATTCGCCGTCACCGGCCAACAAATAAAGAGCGACCGCTGCTGCGAGTTCGCTCTTGCCTTGCTTCTTCGGTATTTCAATGTACGCCGTGTTGTATTGCCTATATCCGTTTTCTTTAACTGTCCCGAAAACGTCTCGCACAACTTTCTCCTGCCACGGCAGCAGCTCAAAGTTCTTACCATGCCATTCACCCTTTGTATGTTTCAGGGCGGATATAAAGGCAACGGCGCGATCGGCGAGAGTGGCGTTCGTAATGATTTTCTTTTCCGGGACAATGATCTTGTTGTCCGCCAATCGCTCTGTCCCTCCTGTATTTTTCGACAAAAAAACGACAGCGTCCGACGCTGCCGCATTCTTCCTTATTTTGCTGTATCTATGAGCGTGACCTCTTCACCGATCAGCTGCAGCGCATCGTTGTAGCTGTCCGCGCTCTGCACTCGCTCCCACAGTTTCTCCCATTCGGCGCTCCTGCCGTCGCGTTGCATCACCCGCTGCACATGTCCGAGTATCCAGAACACGTTGCCTTCGGGGCCGCGACTGTCATATTTCAGTACCGGCTTCTTCATTCGTCAATTCTCCTGCACATGTCTTCGCCGTATGCCACCGAGAGCCTACAGCCGTTGTCCCATCTGACCATGATGCTGCCGATATCGTCGACACCTCTGACCGTTCCCTTCGTCCCGATCGGAGGAGCCTGCACGTCGTCCATCTGTACGAGCTCGACTCTGCAGCCGACGGGGTATTCACGGCGCAGGCGCTCGACCGTCTCTCTTCTGATTCCGAACATCGTCAATCTCTCCTTACAGCGTGTACTGGTGGAGGATGATGTCCTTCGCCAGCTCGGTGTCTTCGTCGATGGGCTTTACGTCCCAGCCGCGATCGTAGTTGCAGACGATTTCGCCTTTGCGCTTCAGCATCAGCTTCGAGACGCGCCCGCCGCCGATCCCGTACTTGGAGCTCTCCGGGTACTGCTTTACCCAGTAGTGGTAGATCCGGTCATGGACTCGAATCGTGCCTTCCTGCCAGTTGCTGCCCGCTGGCCGGGTTTCCTTGACCTTGATCTTGAAGGTCAGGTGGCCGCTGTCGTTCATGCTGAAGTCCTCGACCGGGCAGGCGCTGTATTCGTCTGGGATGTCCCGTGCGCTGCCGGTGAAGATGTTCGTGCGGCACCGGGTGTTCAGCAGCGTGACCTGTGCGTTCCGGCTGATCAGGTCGTAGAAGCTTTCAAGTGTGATCACTGCGTCCACCTCCTTACATGCTTATGAGCGTTACGCTCATGTCTGCGTTGAGGCGGGTTGTGTACCGGTGTTCGTTGCCTTTCCTGTCTCGGCTGATCACGCGGATGTCGCCTTCGTAGGAGCGGTACATCCTGTTGAGCGTTTCGCCTTCGGGGAGCTGGGCTTTGACCTGCTTGATCTGTTTCTCTGTCATGGTTAGATTGTCTCCTTTGTTTTTGGTAGGACAATTAAGCCAGAGAAGAGCGGGAAAGTCCAGACCAAAACCGCGAAATTAACAGAAAGAACACAACTAAAAAAGCGACCGCAGAACCGTGTTCTGCGCCGCTGCTGCTGTCCTTATTTGAGCATCTTAAGCGCCTCGACCGTCCCGTCCTCGAAGAGTTTTTCGATGTGCTCGACCGCCTGCTGTTCTGTCCATCCGCTGTTCTCTGTGTAGTAGGCCATGAGTGCCTTGATTCCTTCGGGGCGGGTACCTGTCTGTTCGCAGAGAGCGTCGAGCTTCGGGGGCAGGCCGTGCTGCGCTGCGTTCAGCTTTTCGACCGCTGCAGCTGCCGCGCGTTCGGCTCTGCTTGCGGAGACCTGTGCGATCTCTGCTTTCTCGAAGGCGGCGAACTCCGCTTCGGTCATGTCTTCGCCCACCAGTGCCCACAGCGCTTCGTGCGCCTGCATCGCGCACCGTGCTGCCATTCTGGCCTGATCCGCGAGCCGCCATGCTGCGCTGCATTGGCCTTCGCTCGCTTTCCGGATGGCCGCCGTGCTGAATCGCTCGGCTGCCGCTGCTTCGTATTTGCAGGCGTCCGCTGCTTCTTTTCTGGTTTCGTACATCGTGTCCGCCTCCTTACATCTCGAATCCGGCGCATCGAACGATCTCGCCAATGGCGTTGAATGCCCGCTTCGGGCTTGAGTAGTCACGGGGCTTGTCTTCGCGTCTGCCGTCGCGGACGATCCTGACCAGCGGGATGCCGTAACTCATGCTGATCTTGATCTCCAGCGTGCTTTCGCATTCGCCGTACCACACGACCTGCGTTTTCTTCGTCCAGCGCCGAGTGAAGATCTGCCGTCCGTCGTAGGTGAGCTCGCCTTCGTAGTTGAAGCCGTGCTGCGCGACCAGCGCCTGCATGTCTTTCGTTGCCTTTTCCAGTGTCATGGTGGGTACCTCCCTTGTTTATGGTAAGGGTATTAAGCCAGAAAGAAACGAGGAAGTCCAGATGCAAAACCGAAAAGCAGAAGAATTAGCAGTTATAACATATTCGCCGTGACCGGCTGCTTTTTGCCTCCGCGCACGAGCTCGGCGTGATCCGCGCCGGTGAATTTCAGCCAGCGTTTGACAATCACGTCCGCGTACTTCGGGTCGAGCTCCATCGTGTAACATGATCTGCCAAGCTGTTCGCAGGTGATGAGGGT